GAAATAACGGCACATTAATCGAGCCCCCGAGAGGGGGCTTTTTATATCCTACTTGCCATAATCCACAGAAAGAGCTATATATTATATTAAAGTCATTCGATTTCACGCAGAAACAGGGGCAATCTTGTCGAAAGCAAGCAGAAACTCCTCTAATCTCACAATTTCTCAAAGATTCAAAGCAGCCCTACAAGTATTCATAGCCTCAGAGCAATGGTCTCCGCAGTCCCTCGATGACATGGGGAAGTGGATGGATTCCACGGCCGCGGGCCATGATCAAGGCGCAATGGCGTACACCGCGTACTTTTCCGGGGTTATGCAGATATCGCAATCCCTCGCCTCGGTTGCTTGCCCGCTATTGAAGCGTGAAGGTGAAATGAAGCGGCGGCACTGGACCGAGCACCCGGTTTACAACATTCTCAACAGCATGGCGAACCCCTGGGTTAATTCTCTCAAGTGGCGCGAAGCGTGTTTCATGCAGAAGATAAATTGGGGCAATTCGTACTCCTATATTCAGCGCGATAATTACGGCAGGCCGACGGCAGTCTACTTGCTTGACCCGGCGCGTATGCGGACCGAGGTTAAAGATTCTGGCGAGCCGGTATATATCTACCGCCCGAAGAAAGGCGGGGAGCGGACATTATCATATACCGAGATATTCAACCTTTCCGGTTTTGGCCCGGACGCATACACTGGCTATTCAATGATTTCCAATTTCAAGGAAGCCGTCAAGCTCGGGCTATCTCAGCAGAGCTTTTCAAATAGCTTTATCGACAAGGGCGTTAATAGTTCGGGCATGCTCATACATCCGGAAACGCTTTCCGAGAAAGCAAAGACAAATCTAAAAGCATCTTTCGGCGGAGAATATGGCGGATCGGGTAACGCCGGTAGAGTAATCGTACTTGAGGAAGGCATGACCTATACTCCTTTCTCGATGTCGATGGCAGACGCGGAGTTTCTCGCAAGCCGGGTATTCCAGTTGAGTGAGATAGCGCGCATTCTCAATATGCCGCTTCATAAACTCAAGGATTTGACGCACGCTACCTTTTCAAATATCGAGCATCAACAAATTGAGTGGATAACCGACACGCTGAGACCGGACGCCGAACGGTTTGAGCGGGCGGTTGACACACAATTGATGTCACCTATCGAGAGAAAAAAAGGCTATGCACAACACGACATGAACCAGCTCCAGCGCGGCGATATGAAAACGGTTATGGAAACACAGCGGATAGGCCGGTTTGCCGGACTCCTAAGTGCGGACCAGGCGCTTTTTGCTATCGGTATGAACCCAATGGAAGATGAAGAAATCGGCAAGCGTGTATGGCAACCATCGAACATGATGAACGCCGCAAGTGAAGCGGCAAAGAACGGCGGCGGGGCCGCAGGCGGAGCAGGAGGGGAAAGTGAAATCGAGCAAATGGTATAAAATAAAAGCAAAAGAAGACTCGGCGGAGATATCGATATTCGGCGATATCGGCGCGTCGTGGTGGGGCGATTCAGTTACCGTGGCAGATTTCAAGAAAGACTTTGATGCGGTGAAGGATAAGGCGTCAATACATATCCTTATCAACTCGCCCGGTGGCGACGTGTTTGACGGCATTGCTATATACAACATTATCGCAACTGAACGCGAAAAGGTATCGGTCGAAGTGATTGCGCTCGCGGCTTCCGCTGCTTCAATCATCGCGCTTGCCGGTTCTTCTCTCTCAATCGACACCGCAGGATTTTTCATGATACATAATCCGTGGTCGTGGGCCATGGGCGGAGCGGACGACATGAGGGAAACCGCGGACCTCCTTGACAAGATAGGCGGGGAATTAGTAAATATATATGAGGCGCATTCTGATTTGAGCGCCGACGAGATACAGGAGTACATGGATGCGGATACATGGTTTACTGCTGACGAGGCTGTTGAGGCCGGATTTGCCGATGAGCAAATCGAGCATGAGGCGGTTGCTGCTTCCGTATCCATCGATTCACGATATGCCTACAAGCACGTCCCGGAGAGATTCCAGGGAAGCGCAGAAGGAAATAAAAAGCCCGCGACCATTAGAGACTTTGAGGCGTACCTGAGAGATTCAGGATTCAGCAAAAAAGAATCTGTTGCTATCGCGGCACATGGTTTTGAAACCGACCAGGGGGAGCCTGAGCCGGAGGAATCGCAGGGGGATCCTGTTGATGCCGTAGACGAAGCCGAAAGGCCCGCTAATGTAGCGCTTGAAAACAAGCGGGTAGAAAGAAAAATACTAAATAAGGGGGTGGGGCAATGAATCCACTCGAAAAATTAAAAGCCGAAAAAGGCGATCTGGAAAATCAGATTGACACTATTGAGGCGACGGTAGCAAAAGAAGAGCGCAAGAGAACAGAGGACGAAGCCGAGCAAGTACTTGACCTCATGGCGCAACAGGATTCGCTTGATACGCAGATTAAGGCAGAGGAACAGCTTACCGCGAGAGCGCCCAAAGCGCAGACCGCCGCACAGGCTGGCATAATTCCCGCGCCGACGATCATACCCGGTGGAATAAACAATGGCATCCGCAGCATGGGTGAGTTTTACCAGGCCGTAATTGCGGCCGGTATAAAGGACCGCATGGGCGACAAGATAGGCCGCTTTGAATGTGGCGTAGTATCTGACGAGCTTGTCGATTTCCAGAAATCGGTAAAGGCCGCGGCTTCCGGGTCTAACGAGAGCGTACCGTCCGACGGTGGGTTTCTTGTCGGGACCGACTACGGAACCGCGCTGCTTAACGACGCGTTTGAAACCGCGCAGCTCCCGAGTCTTTGCTCAAGAATGACGATGAGCGCACCGAGCAACAAGATGTCGCTCCCAGCAATCGATGAGACATCCCGCGCGACCGGCTCTCGTTATGGCGGCGTGCAGGTGTACATGGCCCACGAGGCGAATGCAGTAACCGCGTCGAAACCGAAGTTCCGAATGATCGAGCTTGCGTTGAATAAAATGATGGGGCTTACCTATCTCACCGACGAAATCATGCAGGACGCTACCATGCTCGAAGGATGGGTGCGCATGATGTTCGCCAAAGAAATGGGTTTCAAGATGGATGACCTTATCATGAACGGAACCGGAGCAGGCGAACCGCTCGGAATCCTCAACGCAGGATGCCTGCGGTCTATCACAAAGGAAACCGGACAGGTAAAGGATACAATCGTACTGGAAAACGTCGAAAAGATGTTTACCTTTTGCCGCGACAAAAAGAATATGGTTTGGCTTGCAAACGAGGAAATACTTCCTCAGCTCATGGCAATGGAAAGGGCCGTCGGTACCGGCGGAACCGCAGTATGGATACCGCAGAACAGTGCGGCCGGTGCCCCGAATGACACCATCCTCGGTCGACAGATAAAGTATATCGAGCAGGCCGCGGCTCTCGGCGACGTCGGCGACCTTATGGCCGTTGACCTTTCGCAGTATCTTTTCGTTGACAAGGGAGACATCCAGACCGCCTCAAGTATCCATGTCAACTTCACCACAGACGAAACCGCGCTCAGGTTTACCTACCGGCTCGATGGCCAGCCCATCCCGGCGGCGGCGAAAACTCCGTTCAAAGGTGCAACCAGCGCGACTTACAGCCCATTCGTAGCCACCGCGGCCAGAGCGTAAGGGAAAGGGGGATAAGGAATTATGAAAGGATTTACTTTAGCAGAACAGGGGAAACCCGTAGCCGGGCTTGCGCCGGTCGATATTGGGTCAGCACCCAAGACTTCAGACTATTGGAACATGGAGAACTATAGCCATGTTTCGATAATCGTCTATAGTGGCGCAATCACCAACTCGTCAACCATCATTCTCTACGAAAGTGACGACGCGGATGGTTCTAACAAAACCGCTATAGCGTTTCACTATTACAAAATAACCGCAGGTGTTACCGGAGCCAGGACGTTGAACGCGACAACCGGCCTTGTAACCGGAACCGACAACGGAAGTATGTATATCATCGAGCTTGACTCCTCGGAGTTGACGGCGGGCTATCCGTTTATGACCATGGTAACGGATAACGCAGCGGCGAACGTGATAACGATAATTCCGATACTGTCGGGTGCACGTTATGCGCAGGCCGTGCCGCCGAGCGCATTAGCATAAAATAAAGAATCAAGAATTAAGAATCTGTGCCGCGGCCTTCGGGCTGCGGTACCTTTAAGGAAGGTGCAGAATGGGACGAACAAAAGCAGATTATAACTGGCAGAATACTGGACGCCAGGTGTTTTACGATGGGCATACTTTCGAGACACTTATGCCGATGGGTTTTCCGGTTGTCTTTTTTGATGACTTCATACACCCCGCGGTGGACTCTACAAACGACTGGACGGAAGCGACCGAGGGAACCGGTAACGCGCAGGATATCACGGCCAGGGTAAACGGTTTCTACGAAATAGACACCGGTACCGCCGTAGATAAAAGAACCGAGATTTCAACGGCGCTTGCATGGGAGGCCGCCCAATCATGCGGGTGCGAAGTCAAGGTAGAAACAAAGACCTCCGACGCTGCGCTCTTCATGGACTTCGGATTCACCGATGTCGCAACCGAGGGCACCGCGAAGATATCATTCAAAGATGCCTCACTCGCAACCGGGACCGTTGACGCATGGGCAAGCGATGCGGTTATGTTTGGCGTCAGGGCCGAAACCTCTGATAACATTTATGCACTAAGCACCATTGCAGACGGTGTGCCGCAGTCAACCGACACCGGCACCGATCTTGTCTTGGCTACTTCGCATATCTACCGGATACAGCTCGACTCACTCGGCAACGCTCGGTATTTCATTGACGGCGCACTGGTAGCAGAGCACCTGCTCGCAGTTACCACGACCGATGACCTTTGCTTTACTCTTGCCGGACTGATAACAGCCGGATCAGCCGCCGCATTTATTGACATTGATTACGTCAAAATCTGGCAGAACAGACAGTAAGGGGATAGGAAATGGTAAAAACGAAACACGTGAATAATGCTCTGGTAACATATGACGATAGATATGAGGAACGTTGGCTTGATGCCGTCGGCGTCGATGTCGTCAAATGGGGAATGGTACGACTCTCTCGGCCTACTTTGACAATGTGCTAACCGTGGAGATCGGAACCGGACTCGCGGACCAGGTGCTGACCCCGACCTTTGATACCAGGGCAGGCGACGACGGCGCGGAAATCATGACTATCCAGTGGGCGCGGGCGATACAGATTTTCTAAGGGGGCGCATATGTTCAGAGATAAAACAACTGCAGCGGGTGCTATCAGTAGAACCGTTGACCCTGCCCGGGCTGGATGGCTCGACTCGGTGCGGATACATCTTGATGCCGCGAGCGCGGCGGAGAACTTTACGACAAGTATCGTATCAGCCGCAGGCGACGAATATAACGTGGTGCTTGATGTTGAGGCAATGAGCGCGCTTACTGATTACGTGTACCAACCAACCAGGCCAATCCCATTTTTCAAGGGCGATAAAATCAAGGTAGTGTACCCTAACGCAACGGGCAACGATTACGGGTTAGAAATAATCTGGAGCTGACATGCCGCTCAAAACAAAGCTAATAACCGCGCCGACGATTGAGCCCGTTACTCTTGCGGAGATGGAAATGC